GGTATAGTACGATTTAATAAACTATCTAACATTATCTCTTCCATATTGCCACCCTTAAATATTTTCTTATTTTTACAATTATATAATAAAATATATTTTTTTACAACAAAACACCCCATATTTCTACAGGGTGTCAATTAAAGAAAATATTTTAGGGTCTCCATTTAGGAGAATTGGAAAGCCAGGAATCGAACCTGGGACTTGGAATTGTTTCCTGCTCTACCAACTGAGCTACTTTCCAAACTTGCAACCCATATGTGCCGTTATACCGGTTGCCTGATGGTTTCCAGCCTATCCTCGGCTGATTTTGATATGGCAGTAACATAACCATGAAGTAGACTGCCTCTTACCGGCACTGTGTAATAAAATACCTTTATATAAAAAGAGAATTGACGGTCTTTTATGGCATTTACCTTTCAAGCCACCATATAGGCGTTACCGTCTGAACCTGATACAGTAACAGGGCTGTGACACCCTGCTGCCATCAATACAAAAAGGAGTACTTATTATGAAAAACCATCTTGTTTCTGTTCCCAGTATAAATACTATCACAGAAAAAGCGAACATAGGCGAACATTTTATAAATTTTCTTCCTTTCCCAGATATCTATTATGCCGCATTCTGCAATTATCCTTTGTGTACTCTGTTTTTCTCTTTGGATAGCGATAGTTCATTTTCATAGCTACCATATCCCACGTCAGGTCATCTATGTAATAAAGCCTGAATATCTGTCTTAAATCACTTTTTGGAATTGCATTTATGAAATCATCTACCGCATTCACTGCCTCATGCAGCTCATCTTCCATAATCTGCAATTTTGCTATTCTCTTTTTCAACATAGCCTTTACCGTACTGTATTCAGGAATGGGGAAGCCCGTTATCTTGATACTGCCTATAGTGCCATCTGCCCTGGTTCCGGTAACTGTATCAGATACTACTCCCTCTTTCTCAATTTTCTGCAATCTCAGCCCATCTCTGTCTATCCTTTCTCTTAAATCTTTGATTTCCTCTCGGAGTTCGCAATATTGGATTAATATATCCTTTGTTACCTCCACCGGAATCACCTCCTGTATCTCTTCCCTGTCTCCTTGTCTCTGATTTCCGTCACTTCCACCCCGGATTTCCCTGCTACCAGATTCAGCTCCTTAAAGATATTCCAGATGTGTCTTGGCATCCGGCTAGCTCTATGTACTGCTATTTCTGCCGTTGGGTCTTTGTATCCTTCTTTATTCATCTTTACTTCTCCTCTCTCACATGCCCAACATACTTGCCTTCCCTCTGGGATTATTTCCCCGCAACATATGCATCTATCTTCCATTTAGTCACCTTCTTTAATGCCCGGCCAGAAACGTATGCAGCATATGCTCTTTCCAGTCTGCTTGCTTATTGCTCCATCTTTCGCATGTATCATCATCTTCTACCAGGATGCCTTTTAAATCGCACAGGCCTCCATCATTTTCTGTGCAGGTGGCACAGGTTCTTGTTTGTTCTGTCATAATTAATCCTCCTCTGTGTTGTCCTCATACTCTGTTCTCGATATGATTCGTACATCTTCCTTGCTTACCTGAAACATCTTTGCGAATCCTTCTATTTTTCCTTCTGCATCCTTCTGTAAATCATATTCTTTCATGCTTTCTAAGCACACATCTTCCTTTATCTCTGCATATCCAGTGCTTCCTTCTCCTCCGTACATTTCTGCATTTTTAATCTCAAAAAACATTTCTATTGTTATGTTTATTTTACTCATCTGTTTATTCTCCTTTGTATCTTTCTGGAAGCGGCTGCCAGGCTACTATTTCCTTGTCACGGGCTTCTATAAACTCATCATGGATTTCACTATAAATATACCATTGCTTATCTCTAACTCTGTAAAATCCCCATTTAACAGCTCCGTATGATGTTGCCACATTCAGCATTGGATAATATCTTTCATTTTCTTCTTCCGGCAATCTCTCTTCCACTGGAATCCAACCATTATTATAAGTATTTACATAATGTCTTCCGCATTGGCAATCAAACGATTTTACTCTGTTAAAATCAAATTCAAATGTTTTGCAATCATCCATGTGGGAACGGATGATTTCTTCAACTCTGTCAATAGTTGTAAAATGCTTTCCGCACATAACAGTGTAATTTGTCGGTTGTTTTATCTCTTCCAAAATCTTCTCTAGTACGTTCATTATATTTCTCCTTTCGCCCTCAACTGATCTGTTGCTAGTTTGAATGCCATCATATACACATCTAAAATGTATGTAGGTCTTTTTCCGATATCACTAACAAATTCCCATGCATCACTGAAATATTCTGACAGTGCATCATATCCTTTTGAACCAACTCCTGTATCCTCAGAAAAATCTTCAAGTACACCTTCATAAAACTCTTCTATCTTATCTGTTTCCCACTCATATCTATCATGTTGTAAAACCTCTTCCATCATATCCCATTCTTCCAATAATTCTTTTAAATCTTTTTTGGCATCTTCGGAATCATATGTATATATTCTTCTGTTATGGCAATCGATTTTTCCTTTAAAATAACCAATATTATTTACAAAATCCGAAAAACCTTTAAATGTCATATTATTATAATTTGTTGCAATAAGTTCTCCTAAATCCCCAGAAATATGCAACCGGCAATAATCTTCTTCAAAAAGGAATCTGATTCTGTATTCGCCGCTATCAGGCATTTTGAAATCTACAATCTTGATGTTGCCATAATCCGTGAATTTAGCTACATGATTTACAAATCTCTTTTTCTGCAATTCTAAATCAATCATCTTTTACCTCCACTTCATTGTCATATTTCATGCACTTTCCATTTTTGTAAGCCACATATTTTTCTTTAATGCATGGATTCAATACTGGTCTAACAAAATCTCCATGTCCAACAAATGCTGCCTTTACTTCTTCTTTTCCCACCAATTCCGGACAAAATAAAATCATCCTTCCACTCTCCTATTCCACGTATCTACTTTAGGACATCCACTTGGTCTTGCCCCATACATCG